GAGCTGGATGACGCTGCTAACACTTCGTTTGTTGTTTTACAAAAAAATGCCACAGCTGATTTATATAATAATAAATTTGGTATTAATAATATATTAATAGCACCTGAAGGGTTACTCACTGCGGACCCAACAGTAGTTGGAGAGTTTGCATACAATGTTGTTATAGGAAGCCAGGTAGCTCAAACTATGACTACCGAAACAGATAATGTAATTATCGGATATAGGGCTGCTTGCGGTACTAACGGTCCTCAGTTTGGTAGTGTTATTATAGGCTCAAGAGCTGCTGAAAATGCAAACTTTGGCTCTGGGTTGAACTCTACAGCCAGCGTTGTTATAGGTCGTGGAGCCGCTCAGAATGCTACTGGAGGTACTAAGCAAGGATTCATTGTTATAGGTGATCAAGCCTGTAATTCAGGAGTAGGTGAAGGCGCTGTTGTCATTGGAACAAACGCTTCCGCAACAACTGGAGACACAGCTTCATCTGTTATAATAGGAGATAATAACATGGCTAATTTTACTGGAGTTGCTCAAAATGCTGTTGTAATAGGTACTGAAAATCAAAATACAGGAGCAGCTGGTACAGCTACCACTTGTATAATTATTGGTACGAATAACGATAGTTATTACCAAGACTCTTTATTGTTAGGACAAGACGTGATAAATAGCGCAGGAGCTGGAACTGTTCATATTTAGGTTCTGTAAATACTCAAACAAACACCTCTTCAAAATACTGGGAAGTCTTTATAAATGGACAGCCTCAGAAAATATTATTAGCATAATAAAATGGAAATTAAATTAAACGAAAATCAAATCAATCAAATCAACAAATTATTACAAAGCCTACCGATAAGTCATTTAGAAATAGTTCAAGAGATTAGTGCTATAATGAATCAGGCCATTGTTGATAATAAAAAGTAAAATACAATGGATATTAGAAAGATTTCTATTGGCGCTGATTACAAGGACAACGCCATGCACTACATAGTTGGTCAAGATGTTTTAGGAGGAAAGTATAAGATACACTTGATTCAAGCAAAAGAAAGCGGATACAAGATTTGGATTATAAAAGATTGAAATCCCCATATCAATTTATCGTCAAGCCTGTTAAAGGTAAACGATACGACAACACTAAAGAAATAGGAGATGTTGACTTTATTGTAAGTTCATCTCAAGAGGATCACAAAGTTTCAAATAGATTTGCTGAGGTTGTTTCAACACCCATTATGTATACAGGACCTATCAGTCCTGGAGATATTTTACTGGTTCACCATAATGTATTTAAGTTTTACTACGATATGTATGGTAGGCAAAAAAGCGGAAGAAGTTATTTTAAAGATGACTTATTCTTTATAGATTACGATCAGTTCTTTTTGTTTCACAATGGAGAAAAGTGGAGCGCTCACGGAAAGTATTGTTTTATCAAACCCGTAGAAACTAAAGAATCATTCATATATAAAGGAACAAACGAAGAACCACTTATAGGTGTCGTAAAATACATCAATCAAGAGTTGATAGACAAAGGAGTTAAGGAGGGAGACGAAATAAGTTTTGAGCCAGAAAGTGAATACGAGTTCACTGTAGATGGAGAGAAGCTATATCGAATGTTTACTAACAACATTACAATGGTATTATGATATATACTCTTGATGATTTTGTAGATAAAGATCTTTTTCAGATAGCTGAAAATTATTTAAACGATGGTCCTTTTCAAAAGCATGTGTCTGGCGGAATGAAGGAAAAAAGTTAGACAACATATTAAGCTTCTTTAGGGAGTCAACAGATGAACTTGATGTTACTTGGAGAATACATTCAGACTTGAATATAAAAGGGCAGAAGCCTGATAGAGCTTTGGTTTTATATATGTCACCCAGAGAGAGAGAAGACCTTCATGGTACTGCTTTATGGGAACATGAAAGGTATGGAAGAGAGCTTCCAAAAGATATAACCAACGAAGAGTATGATCGTATGATAAGTGTAGACGCAGAGAATCTGGATATGTGGAGACTTAGTTCTGTTATAGGTTATGCTCAAAACAGATTGGTTTCATATCCTTCAAGCTACTTTCATAGTAAGTATCCTAATAAATCTTGGAAGGAAGGAAGAAGAGTTTATGTAATGTTTTATAAGTATGGACAGTAAAGAAATAAAATTAGAAATTATACAAGCAGGAGAAAAGGCTGTAAGACAGCTGGTAAAGGTTGCTAAAGAAAATATAATTAAACCAGATCCTGATGACGAGCTGGCTGCTGACAGATTAAAGAATGCAGCTGCAACTAAGAAGCTTTGTATATTTGATGCTTTTGAAATATTAAAAAGAATCGAAGAAGAGAAGGCGTTGTTAGAGGGAGGAACAATAGAGGTAAAGTCAAGTAAACCAAAGGGATTTGCAGAGTCAAGATCAAAATAATCTATATACAACATTAAAAGATGTTGTGCCAAAGGCTGTCGTTTCTAACAAGAATAGAGCGAAGTCTTGGAGGTATGGTTATGACCCGAAATATGATATTGTAGTAATATCTAAAAGCGGTGAAATCGGTGAGGTTATTAATGTAAATGGACTGAAGATTGCTTTACCTAAAGCACCTAAAGAGGTGCACAAAATATCTTCTAAAAAACAAGAACAATACTGGGAGCCTTTTGAATATCCAAAAGAACTTTCAAGAATAAAATCTATATTCCAGTGGCACGAAACCCCAGATCAATTCAAGTCTAAATGGGTAGACTATATAGAACAAGAGTTTGATCGAAGGGAGTATGGTTTTTGGTTTATGAACAATGGCGTACCAACTTACATCACTGGTACGCATTACATGTATTTGCAATGGACTAAAATTGATGTGGGTCATCCTGACTTCAGAGAGGCGAATAGAATATTCTACATATTCTGGGAAGCCTGTAAGGCTGATAAAAGAAGTTTTGGAATGTGTTATCTTAAGATAAGACGTTCTGGTTTTTCATTTATGAGTTCAAGTGAGGGTGTTAATATGGCTACCATTACTAAGGATGCCAGAGTAGGAATACTTTCTAAAACAGGTTCAGATGCAAAAAAAATGTTCACAGACAAAGTTGTCCCAATATCAAACAACTATCCGTTCTTCTTTAAACCGATACAAGACGGTATGGACAAACCGAAAACAGAATTGGCATATCGTGTCCCAGCTTCAAAAATTACAAAGAAGAATATGTACGAGATCGAAGAAGCTGAGTTAGAGGGTTTGGATACAACTATAGACTGGAAGAACACTGGAGATAACAGTTATGACGGTGAGAAACTTAAACTACTACTTCACGATGAAAGTGGCAAATGGGAGAAGCCTGATAATATATTAAACAACTGGAGGGTAACTAAGACATGTTTGAGGTTAGGTAGAAAGGTTATAGGAAAGTGTATGATGGGTTCTACATCAAACGCTTTAGATAAAGGAGGTAATAACTTCAAGTCTTTATATATGGACTCTGATCCAACTAAACGTAACTCCAACGGACAAACTAAAAGTGGTCTGTATAATTTATTTATTCCAATGGAATGGAATATGGAAGGGTTTATAGATAGGTATGGTGCTCCTGTTCTCAAGACACCTGAAGAGCCTGTGATTGGTATTGATGACGAATACATAGACATGGGGGCTATTGATTACTGGGAGAATGAAGTAGAGTCTTTAGCTCAAGACCCTGACGCTCTTAATGAATATTACAGACAGTTCCCAAGAACAGAGTCACACGCTTTTAGAGATGAAAGTAAACAATCTATATTCAACCTAACAAAGATATACCAACAGATAGATTACAATGATTCTATAAACCTTAAACACCATTTGACACGTGGTTCTTTTCACTGGAAAGATGGAGTCAAAGATTCAGAGGTTATATGGACACCAAGGAAAGACGGTAGATTTTTAGTTAGCTGGACTCCTGAGAAAGGAATGAGAAACAGAGTTCAAACAAGAAACGGTATTAAGTATCCAGGGAATGAGCATCTTGGTTCTTTCGGTTGTGACTCTTATGATATATCTGGAGTTGTTGTTGGTAAGGGTTCAAATGGAGCTTTACACGGAATGACTAAGTTTAATATGGACAACGCACCAAGTAATCACTTTTTCTTAGAGTATATTGCAAGACCACAGACTGCTGAAATATTTTTTGAGGAAGTATTGATGGCTTTAGTTTTTTACGGTATGCCTATACTGTGTGAAAACAACAAACCTCGTTTACTCTATCATTTAAAAAATAGAGGATATAGAGGATACTCTATGAATAGACCAGATAAAACATATAACAAACTTTCTAAAACAGAAAGAGAATTAGGAGGTATACCTAACACATCGGAAGATGTAAAGCAGTCCCACGCAGCTGCAATAGAATCCTATATAGAGAAGCATGTGGGTATTGATTTTACAGAAGATTATAGAGATCCTGACGAGATGGGTGAAATGTATTTTAATAGCACTTTACAAGATTGGGCCAAGTTTGATATAAGCAACAGAACAAAGTTCGATGCTGCGATTAGTTCGGGTCTTGCGATAATGGCGAATCAAAAACACTTATATACACCTTCTAAACAAAAATCAAAAATAAGTATTAACTTTGCAAAATACGATAATAAGTCGAGCATTAGTAGAATAATTAATAGATGAAAGCAGTAACAGTAGAAGTAAATGCTGCTGCGTTTCCTGATCAATATGTTTCGGACGCTAAGAAGGCTACGAAAGAATATGGACTTCAGATAGGTCAGGCAATCCAGTATGAGTGGTTTAGAAGAAGCGGACAACAGTGTCGTTTCTATGACCAATGGAGAGAGTTCAACAGATTAAGATTATACGCAAGAGGCGAACAATCTGTTGCAAAGTATAAAGATGAGTTAGCTGTTGACGGAGATTTATCGTATCTAAACTTGGACTGGACACCAGTTCCAATCATCCCTAAATTTGTTGATATAGTTGTGAATGGAATGTCAGACAGATTGTTTGACGTTAAGTGCTTTGCTCAAGACGCAATGTCTGCGGAGAAAAGAAATCAGTTCCAGACTATGGTTGAAGGCAACATGATTGCTAAACCATTATTCCAGCAAATCGAAAAAGACTTTGGTATTAATGTATTTGAAGTTGCAGAAGACCAGCTTCCAGAAAGTGATTTAGAGCTTGAGTTGTTTATGCAAATGAACTACAAGCCAGCTGTAGAGATTGCTGCAGAGCAGGCCATCAATACAATGCTTGAAGAGAATCATTACGAAGACATAAGAAAAAGATGTGATATGGATATTACAACTTTAGGTCTTGGTATTGTAAAGCATGAGTTCCAAATGGGCGATGGCGTTAGGGTAAAGTATGTAGACCCTGCTAATGTTGTATACAGTTACACGGAAGACCCTCAGTTTAAAGATTGTTTTTATTGGGGTGAAATCAAAACAGTTCCAATGACGGAGCTTTTAAAAATAAACCCAGACCTTACGAATGATGACTTAGAGGAAATATCTAAGTATAGTCAGTCGTGGTATCAGTATTACAATGTACCACAATATAATAACAGTATGTTCTCAAGAGATACTGTTACCCTTATGTTCTTTAACTACAAGACGACTAACAAGTTTGTTTACAAAAAGAAAGAAGTTGGGGATGGAAGTTTTAGAGTTGTAGAAAAGGATGACCAGTTCAATCCTCCACAAGAGATGATGGAAGAGGGTAAGTTCGAGAAGGTAGAGAAGACTATTGATGTATGGTATGATGGTGTGATGGTTATGGGTACCAACTTTATTCTTAAGTGGGAACTTATGAAAAATATGGTAAGACCAAACTCTGCTAATCAGTTTGCCTTCCCTAACTATATAGCCACAGCTCCAAGAATGTACAAGGGTGTTCCAGAATCTTTAGTTAGAAGAATGGTTCCTTTTGCTGACTTAATACAAATGACACACCTAAAGATACAACAAGTAGTTTCACGTGTTGTTCCTGATGGTGTATTTATAGATGCTGATGGACTTAACGAGGTTGATCTCGGAGAGGGCGGAGCATACAATCCAGAGGATGCTTTACGACTTTACTTCCA